GAGGGGGACGAAGTCCATCGAGCCCTTCAGGCCGCCCTTCTCGGCGAACGCGGCCCACGAGTTCACCGGAACCATGCGGTTCTCGACGCCGCTCTGGAGGAGGGACTGGAGTGCGGTCTGGGAAGCGTCGTAGACCCCGATGACTCGGAGGGCCTTTGTCAAAAGCGCGATCCGGTTGGAGATGTCGTCGAGTTCCCTCAACTGCGAGACATAGATGATGAAGTCGGGCACCGGGATGAGGGTGCTCGAGGTCATCGTCGCCCAGCAGGGCCGCGGGCACGGGAAGAAGTCCTCGAGGTGGGCGACGTCGTCCTTGATGTCGAGGGGGCGGTCGTACCCGACGCAGACCCAGATGAGCTGCTTCGACTCCTTGTCCCAGATTTCCCAGACGAGGGCCCGCTTAAGGGTAGGGTCGGTGCCGTCGTCGGGCTGGATGGGGCGGTTCCCGGTGTCCCGCTTGTCGGGGTCCGTCTGGGAGGGGTCGTAGTTGCAGGGAACCTCCGTGATGTTGCCCCCCAAGGCTGCACAGCTCTCCTTGAACCGAGCTTCGAGGGCGTCCTTGGCGAACATCACACGACGGGCGACCCAGCGAGCGTCCTGCCACGTCCGGGCTGGAGAGATGAGGAAGTCCTTCCAGTAAACGTAATCGACGGGCGTCTTCTCGTGGTCGATAACTTCGATCGTTTGCTGGGTGGTCGCGGCCGGGTTCTCCGCCGTCGGGGAGGGAACCTCCTGGGACTCCTGCTTGAAGGTAGGCTCATATCGGACCCAGGCGACCGCTTGCCCGCCGAGGAGGCGATCGAGGACGCATGCCTCCATCGTGTGGTGAAAGTCGAAGCCGCAGTCGATCTCGTACTGGAGGGCGCGCTCGAGGATCAGGCCGCCGAGGCGGGCGACGGGGTCCTGGTCGCGGAAGCGGCGATAGACGTCGACTTTGGGGCGGCGGCTGTAGGTGGCGGGCCCGAGGGTCTGAACATTCGACCAAAAGAGGTTGAACTTGGTCGGCTGGTCGGACTGGGGGCTCGAGTGCTCGGCGTCCGCCCGGTAGCGCTTCTCGATCCGGTCGCAGCGCTTGTGCCACTTCTCGTAGACCTTCTGGGCTGCGGAGATGGAGGAGAGCCATTGCTTGCACAGGGCCTCGGGGTCTTGGCGAGGCTCTTCACCGGCCTCTGCGGCGTCTTCGGGCGGGCTCTCGGCTTCAACAGGGTTCGGGCTCATTCGAGTAGGCTCTCGGCAACTTGGTGGGCGTCGGAGCGCTCCCAGATTTCTTCCATCGATGGCCCCGATTTTGGTGCTTCGGGGGGCAGGGAGTCAACGATCCAGGGGCGCGACATCACGCCATAGCGGAGCATGTCGGCGGCGTGGTCCTCGGCGTCGGTGTCAACGTCGTCGAGCTTGTCGGGGTCTGCGGGGACTGACTCGAGGGTGCGGATGGTGTCGACGCAGTCGTCGAGGATGTAGAGCAACGGAAGGGCTGGGGGGCCGTCGACGTAGTCTGAGCCGGAGCCGGGGGGGCCCAGCTTCCCGTTGAGGTGCTGCCGGACGTTGTCCCACCCCGGGCCTCGGGCGTTGTCCGCGCGCCGCATGTAGACCTGGTTGATGGCGAAGGTCTCCATGATGGAGGGCCCGCCGTCCCGTTTGAAAGTGGAAGGGTCGGCGGCGATGTAGTTCAGTCGCTCTTTTCCTGTTCGAAGGTGGATTCCCTGGGCAACTTGAGCAGCGTCGAGGCGGAGTCCCTCATTCGGCTTTCCATTCGACCCATACCACTCACGATAGAGAAGGAGAGCCCCACGAGGTAGGCCCCAAGACCCATCAGACACCACAAACCAACCGAAAGAAAAAGGAGCAGCGTAGCCCCAGTCAAAAGCACCGAAGCGTAGAGCATCTGGAGGTATGAGGGCACCAAACTTGGATGGTAGGACATGGCGAGCCTTTGAGAACTGGGTAAAGTAGGCGCCGACTGGGGAGGTCCAGTCACCGAGGAGCCACGCCCTCACGAGGGCAGCGGAGCCGGATGAAGCAAGGTTGGCGATGTAGCCCGGGTCCTTCTTCATGATCTGGATGTTGTCCGCGAGCCGGGAGGGGATGAACACCCGATCCTTCGACATCGGGGCCATCCCCGGGATTTCGACTGTGTCCGTCAGTACCACATAGCCGGCGGGAAACGGCTTGATGTAGCGATCATAGACCCAAGCATGTCCGGGTCCGCCTGGGTTTCCAGTGAGTCGTATTCCTGTTGGAACCCCGTCAGCCGAGCGGAGGGTGCCAAAAAGTTTCTTAATTGGGGCAAAGGAAGGGAAGTTCGTGGCCTCCTCGATGTATACTCGCGTATAGGAGTGCCCTTGATAAGCCTCAGCGTCCTTATCACGATCGAGATAACGAAACTTAAGTCGGCCTCCCTCGGGCATGACCCACGAAGATTTTTGCGTATTGAATTTAGCTCCGAGCGGCTCAAAGATGTACCGTGAACGAGCGATGACTTCGTCGAGCTGCTGCTGCTCCCGACGGAAGAAGACGCCGTTGGCGAGGGCCCCCCATTCGTTGGAGTGCTGGAGCCAGTCTCCCAGAGAACCTTCGGTTTTTCCGCCGCCACGAGCACCTCCATAGAAGACCTCGAACACTGGGCACTGAATGAGGGCTGTTTGAGGGCCCGGCATCGGCTCCCAGTGAACGAGGGGTTCGGTCATGTCACGGGACCAACTTGGCTTCTTCGAGCTTCAGGTCGGCGAGGGTCTTGATCTGGACCTTGACGAGGTCCTGGAGGTCCGTGGCTGTCGCGCCGCCTTTTTGGACGAAGCCTTGCAGCGTGTCGATCACCTTCGACGTGTTGGCAACGAGCTTCTGGCGCAGGGCTGTCTGAGCGACGTGGTCATCGTAGATGGAGGCGCCGGTACGGGCCGCACGGTCGGCAGCTGCTTGGGCAGCCCCGATGTGGGTCGCAGGGACAACGGGAAGGGCGGGAGCCGGGTGCGCCGGCGGGGTCGGTGTCGTCATGATGAGTCCTTTCGTCAGGGAGTGAGGTTGCCCGCGGCCGAGTCGACGTTGGCTTCTTCAGCCTTGATGTCGGCGAGTGCCTGGGTTTGGTCAGAGATGAGCTGGCGCAGCTCGGCATCTGTGGCTCCGCCGCCACCGGCCTGGAGGACGCGGAGGGCGTCGAGCACGGTCGTGCCGTTGAGGATGAGCTGATCGACCTTCGAGCGCAGGGCACTCGTTTCGGCAATCAGGGCTTTGTTGGAGTCTTGCAGGTCAGAGAGAGTGGTCATGATGGTATCCTTGAAAGAGAGGAAAGCGGCCAAAAGGCCGGGAAGGTTGATGTTGATGTTCCAGTCAACGATGATGTGTGTCGTCTCTACTGGGGGGTCATGATGCATAGAGTAACTTCGGTTTGTGGGGCGCCCAAGACGGGCATGAAAGTAGCCGTGCCCCGGCTCACCTTGACCGAGGGGTCGCAAGCGACGTTCGGTGGGGCAGTTCTGGTTGGTATAATGGAGGTGAGGCCGGAGGGGCCCCAGGTGTAGAGGGTGCCGGTGCCCCCGGGTTTGGGGGTTTTCCACACGAGCGGCTGGGTGGAGTCGCCCTTGGGCGTGTTGGCCCAGATTTCTTGGGCGACCGGACACCAAACTTTCGTGAGGTTGGGGTCGGACAGAGGGAGCCCGACGTTGGCCTTGGTGAGGGCGATGAAGGCGAGAAAGGGCTCGGGGGCGAGGGTAGCGGCTTGGAAGTCAGCGGCGAGATTTTTCCCGAGGAGGAAGGACCAAGTGGCAACGTAGAGGGAGTACTTCCACGTGGGGCCCACCTTGCAGTAGTGGTACGCTACAACGCCCTCGGAGTTGAGGCTGAGGTAGGGGCGCGTTGAAATTGGGCTCGCGACGGGGAAGCACCAAGGCGCGGTGTTGGCCCCAAAGTCGGTGTACCAGTTGATAGGAACGCCGGCGGGGATCGGGAGGCCTGTGCAAGGGTTGACGGCTCCCCCGGCGGCTACGGGGAGGGCGAGGGCGAGAAGGAGGGCAAGTTTCATAGAGTTGGTGGCTTGGAAGCGAGGCGGTCGGCGATCCCTTTGGCCTCAACGAGGCTTGCAACGAGGCGCTCGAGGCCAGTGATCTTGCTGTTGGCGACTTCGAGCTGGGAGGTCAGTTTCGACAGATTCGAGTTCGTGAGGGTGTGGATTTCGGCCGCTTTTTCGATGATGATGTCGGACTTCTTGCCATTGCGGAGGCTCACCAGGAGGGCGCCCAAGGCCGCGAGGGTCGTCGGAACGACTGCAATGATGCCGAGGATGACGAGGTCGCTCACAGCCGACCTGCAAGGATGAGGACAACCACGATGAGGAGGATGATGCCCACCGTGCCACTCGGCCAGTAGCCCCAATTCTGGGCGTGGGGCCACGAAGGAGCGACGCCGACGAGGATGAGAACGAGGAGAATGACGAGGATGACACCGAGGTTCATGGCGGGCTCCTAACGAGGGAGGTGGTCGACGTAGCGGACGAAGGCGAAGATGAGGCCGCCAGCTGCGCCGAGGACGACGAGGGCGGCTCCCACCCGCGTAACCAAGCTCAACCATCGGTCGAAGGTGGACCCGA